AATGCGTTATTTCTATCAAAGCCAGAATTTGAAACATAATCTCCGTCAACTAATTGATTCCATTGTAAGAAATCAGCTGTCATTGAAGAATTTATTTCTTGTCGTGTAAATCCAGTGTCTCTATCTTTGCCTGGTAAAAAATTATGTATGTCAAAAATATTAGTATCATAAGAAATCTTAATATTATTATAAATTCTTAATTCTAATTCTAATAATAAATTGTCTCTAAAGTCGTCATACCCAACAAATTTACTACCGTCGTGACCTTCAATTACTGTTACAGGAACTACCGGAGTATTATCTGTATAAATTTGAGGATGATATGCTGGATATAATCCTAGCTTTGTAGGAGTAGGTGGAGCAAAACTTGCATTAGTACTATCATACTCGTATACATCAATTGCATCGCCGACTGCCTTTGTTGCAGTTACATCAGCAAATCCTTCTGAGTTAAATGTATAATCTTTACCGTGAGTTAATTGTGTTCCATTTAAGTATATCTGTACTGCTTTTCTACTAAGCACCGACATTGAAAATGTTGCACTTAATGGAAAATATCTTTCATCTGAATCTAATACAGCATGGGTAGTTTTTACAGAACCGCCTTGTGGAATCATGTCACTAAAGTAAAACGGCATACTAGACGTTTTATCTTTGTTCATTTCTTTTAATATATTATCTACGTGTTCTTTAACTGGACCTTCAAAGCCTAAGGTGTTTGCAGTTTCTAAAAATTGTCTTTTAAACTTGCCGTATTCTCTTCTAGCATAACGCATTGATTTTACAATGTTTGCTTGAGGGTCAACTAAATGATACATTGCTAAATTTATAGGACCACTATGTTTTAAAAACTTTTTGCCGTTAGCTGATAAATTTCCTATATCACGCAAGTTACTTGGTCCAGGAAATACTCCTGAAAAATTATTAATTTCTTCAACTATTGTAGATACGTGATCATTAACTTCACCTAGAGTAAATTCCGTAATATCATCGTTAAGCGGATTGCGCTCTAAGTTTTTAGCTATTTCATAATATCCATTTTCGTTCTTAGGATATTTACTTTTTGTTTTTAAAACAATTACATCATCTGTAGTAAGACTATTTGCAAATGTAATATATGAAACTCCGTTTACGTCTTGCGCAACAGTGTAGTCAACATCTTTGAATTGCAGTTTGTTGTTTAAGTAAACTGTTAACCACAAGTTAGTAATGTAATCAACATTATTATAAACGTCTATATAGAAGTTATCAGTTGTATTATCGTATATGTATTGTCTGATTACAGGCTGGTTACTTAGTTTAGCTGTTTTGAGCCATCCATTCGTATATTCAAAAGTATCAATTGTAGAATACTTTCTTAAGAACCCTGTTTCTGTTTTAGATGTATAAAGTACAGTGCCAACTTGGTATGTAAATGTATTACCAGTTAATGCAAAGTCAAATGTTATATCACCAGTATTTGTTATATTTCTATACGAAAGCGGAAATCCTAATTCTGCATCATTAGTTCCTGTACCAACTTTATATGCAAATATCTTATTACCAGCAAACGTTGTTGAATTATAGTTAGTTGTATTACTAAACGCATTTCCTTTAGCATCGTACATGTCAAATAACGGTTGTTGATTAATTGAAGTTTTTTGTTGACTTACTGTCCACGTAGTTCCGTTATAACTAAAAAACTTTCCGCCATTAACTGTGCCAAATTTTACAAAAACGTTTTCATTAGTAACTGGAGGAGTGTCTGTTTCTTCAACTAATGATATTTGGATGTTGTTCCTAAAAGTAATAAAACTTACTTTGTAAATCTTTCCACTTACTAAGTCATCTGTATCTGCTGTGAATAATACACGCATTCCGTTAGTAAGATTCACTCCGTCAACATTGTATCCTGCACTACCTTCAATAGTAGAAAATATATCTGTTGTAAAGGTATCTACTAAATCAACATCTGTTTTAGACTTTGTTCCAAAATTAAATAATTTTAAACCCTGATTAAATTCAATAATTGGTCTTTTTGCTCTAGAGTCTTCTAGTATTGTTGACGGATTATTGCTTAACGTATTACTTGTTTCGACAACAGATTTATGGAACCATCTATTGTATCTACTCCATAGATTTCCATCTAAACTTGCACGGTTAATAACTATATAATCTTTTTTAGTAGGATATCCTATTGCATCACTAAATGGATAAAAGTCAAATCCTTGGGCGTCAAAGGGTACAGAAATATCGTCAGTAAATGACCCACTAACTGTTAGATCTGATTGGCGCACTAATTTTATTTTGTCGCCAACACCTTCAACATACCATTCATTAGAGGCATATTTTACAGGCGTAACTTCTCCAGCAAACTCTACTTTCATGCCATTTGACAAGGCAAACCCGTTACTAGTAGTATAAGTTTTTTTACCTAAAATGTCTGCTTCGACATTAATAGCAGTATTATCTTCAATGTCAAAGATCTGCATATATCCTGCTACATTAGGATCATTTTTTGAAATGTAATATAATGCATCTGGAGCAGTATCCGGTATTGTAAATTCTATGATACCTTTTTCAATATAGACTGTAGCAAGTGCGTTACCGTCAGCGTCAACCTTAGAAATACCAGTATCATATATTAAACTAGTATTAGTTGCATCTCCAAAACTTACACTTCCAACTGCCTGTGCTTGAGTTACAGGATCTATAATAAACCCGCCAGCATCATATGCTGTACCGTCTTGATCATACAAGACAACATCAAATACGCCTGAACTACGAACACCATCTGTAGTTTCAATAACTACTGCTTCGCCAGGTGTGAAACTTTTCTTTGTTGCAAACGCCATAGGATGATTTGGTGTGTCAATTTCAAATCTATAAGTCTGGCCTCTATATAGTTTCAACGTTGGATTATTTGTTAGACCGTCGGGTGAAAATACATATGTTACATTATCAACATTTTGTCCTAAGGCAACAGTGTATGTACTAATAACATCTTTTGTTTGTCCTATAACTGTCACTAGGTCAGGACCATTAGGTAGCCAATAGTATTCTCTATAATTTGTAAACTTGTCCCAATCAATATGCGGGTTCCAAGCATATGTTTCTTGAGTGTTTAGTCTACTATGATCTGTTACACTTCCGCCAAGATTACTTACAGTGTTTATATAATCATTATAGTCTTTATAATAGGTAACATTACCTAAGTTATCTTTAATAACTGCCGCAGGCTCAAGTTGATATTGTTCTCTACTGCTAGTAACTGCTCCAATATAATTATCTGTAGGCTTAAATGCTTTACTAACTTTACGTCCAAGATAGCCGTTTAACTTTTCTGCTACTCCCGGTTGTATTAACTGGTCAAGTGTGCTAGATAAAAATTTAGAGTTGTGTGAAGTTCTGAAATATCTAGGTAAGTGATTTTCGCTTTTTCTTCTAATGCTATCATCGCCACCTGGAAGTGCTGGCTCCATTTGATCTTTGTCGTATGCCATTAGTAACTACTACCTCCGCTACTGCTATTGTTTGAACTACTTGAACTTGTAATCCCTGTATTTGAACTACTTGAACTTGTAATGCCTGTGTTTGCTGTTATAGAACTTGTTACAACAGTTCCTGATGCACTAATTTTAGTTGCTGTTATAGCATCTATTATTTCTAAATTATCAACAGTTGCTCCGCTTATAAAAATTTCATCTAATTCTGATTTAATTTCGTATAACGAACCAAAAGATTGTGATACTTGCGCAGGAACAATTAAGAATGTTACTACGTCAGGTGATAATTGATTCATTACATATGTCGAAAGTTCTGAGAAATAGAAGATATCGCCAAACTCCCAATTTTCTAATGCAAAAAATTCATTGATTGCACTAATTACTCTTGATTTAATATCGTTATCATTTAATACTAACTCTGGATTCTTTACAATTTTAAAAGATGATTGTAAATCTAAAGTAGCATTGGCTCCAAATAAAACTTTATATTTTACAGGATGATATATAACTTCGTCACTTAATGATTTTATTTTATTAATTTCAGCTCCGTATGATTGGAATAAACTATCACTAGACGGCGTTAACGGTTTTGTTATTGTTGTACCGTCTAGATATTTTCTATAACTTGTATCATATGTTCTAGTAAGCAAATACGTATCAATTATATTACTTGAACTAGGATCAATTCGAGTGTTATCGTCAGCAGCATGTACATATTGAAATTTAAGTTTATCTCTGCCTATATGTGCTTTATAATCTGTTATTAATGTTAGTGTTCCCAAAGACGAATCGTATTTCTTAAAAACTTCTGTGTTAGTTAAGTAAAAAATTTGATTATTATTATAAGCACTTAGCGCACCTACTGTATCTTCGTTTAGTTTTATAAGAATGCCTTCAACTGCATTGTCTACATAATTATAATCTTCGACACCGTCAGTTGTAACAAGTTTTTTCTGAAACACGTATTTGGTTAATGGGTTAATGTCTTCATCAACAATAACATCAAAAATTTCAGGATCGTCAACTACTCCATCGTCGTCTTCATCAAAGAATGTAACTTCAACTTTTTTACTGTTTACATATCCTTCAACGTCTCGATATTCTTTTGTAATTTCCCAATCCATGTCAACTGTGAAACTATTAACACTATCAGGTTTATTATTATTGTTTAATACACCAATTTTATCTTTAACTATTTTTCCTGTAAGGCTGTTGTATATTTTGTCACTACTATCAAAATAGAATCTTATTTCTTGATCGCTTTCAAACACATATCTACTGCCTTTTGATTCAACAGTATATGTTTCGCCGTCATTTGTAAACTTTAACAACCAACTTGCATCTAATTGTTGATTAGTATTGTCACCAGTTTTACCTGTATTAAATGCTCCAGTAACGTTTAAATTAGTTTCTGTAATTATACGCCATTGACCTAAATTAATATCAAATCTTAAACCAAATGTCTTATAAGCAAAAATTTGATCAGTAAGTTGTGCTTGCACATCCGTTTGTAAATTTTTAGCTAAGAATGGTTTAATTTCAACTAGTTTTGCAGTGCTAGGAATAATATCATTAAACGTAACAGGACCTGTTCCTGTTGCACTCACTTCGGTTCCGTTTCCTGATACACTTATTACTTTAACCCATTTGTAAGATCTTGAATTTAAATGAGTTGCTTCGCCGTCCATTAAAGTACCGTCAGGCATAAAATGTTTGCCTGCAGGTGCATTAAATTTCAAACTTGTGCCGGGACGTATTAGTTTTAAAATGCTAGTTGTAAATGTTCCCAATAACTGTTTAATGCTGTTTACGTTTTGTAAATAGCCTGTACTTAAATTTGTATCCGAAGAAGATTGTACCCAAGTAATATTCAAATCACTTGTGTCAGTTTTTGGAAATTTTACAAAGTAATAATTTCTCATTTGCTTACTTGATAATATCGGAGTTATATTATTAAGTATTACTCCCGAAACATCAGTCTGTGTAACAAATGTAAATTTTTCTTTATTAGTTGTAAATTCTTTATACAGCACACCATCTGTACCGAACAGGTTAGTTTTGCTATATTTTCCAGTAGCATCTAATAAATCAAAATATCTACTAATGCCACTTGCAGTTCTATTAACTGATTTAGTTTTTATAATTTCTTGGCTTACTCCCAACGGTCCAATTTGATAATCTTCGCCGGTTACTAATCTATTTTGTGTATAGTAAGTAGCTGGAGCACGTTGACGTATATTAGCATTAGTTTCAGATACTGTTGCATTATCAACTGTAGTTTGTAAACTATAGGTTATTGATATAGTTTCAATTTTTCCTGTTCTTGACGCATACGGTATATCTATGCTTATGCCACGCATATCTTTAGGATCTACAACAAGTCTTTGATTTTTACTAGTTCTATAATAAACTCTAAAGTTGCCTTGAGGTAAATTGCCAAACACGCCATCGGAAAATATTAAACTTACTCTGTCGTCAATTCTAGTTAATATACTAAAAATATTTCTAATATTTTTTGACAAACTATTGTAAATTACATTGTTGCCTTCAACAGCTTCTACTTTAGTCCACTGTTCGACTTCATTTCCAAAACTGTCTAATTTGTAGAGCCAAACATCTGTGTTGTTTACATTTGTTGCATCAACTGCTACAGTTTGATTACTACTAGGATTAGATACGTTAAATGTTCCTTGATCTAACGTACCTTGTCTAAAGTGACAAAAGAACCCCGAGTTTGAACTTGCTGGGCCACGTCCGTCGTCTCTATATAAAAATGCAAAGTTGTTTCCCGGAAAGGGCGATTCTTCTAAAATAGCACCATCGGAAATATCTGTTGACACAATTTCAAATCTTGTTGTTGAGCCGTCTACAGGTTTTGAAAAGCTATATGCAGGAACATCAGCATTTGTACTGTTGAATCTGTATTGTTGTGTAGGTACTCCGTTTACAACTTCTTTTTTGACTGGTCTGCCAAAAGTTCCATTAACTGGTAATGCAGAGTTTAAAACTTTTGTAAATTGCTCGTTCCAGTCTGGGTTAGACGGATCGTTCCACAAAATTGTTTGTTGTTCTAAATTAAAGTTATTGCTATCTAAAAGCGTTTCAGTAGTTCTTACGCTTTCAATTTTAAGTAAACCGTTAGCAGCAATATTTCGTTTAGGATTGTATGAAAGCAAACGTGCAAGACGTAATACTGACTCTCTACGTTCAGCTAATTCTAAATAATTTTCTCTAGCATTTAAGTCAATTCTAAATGCAAGGTTTTGTCCTAAAAATGCAATAAGATCAATTATTGCAAGGTATTCTGAACTTTCAATGTAATCATTAAAGTCCTCTGGATAATTCTCTCTCAAATACGAGATCATAGTTCTGCGGAGATTATCAAAGTCGTATGATTTAAAATCAGCGTTGTTATACGTCTGATATATACGTTTCCAATCCTCTGCTACTAATAATCTGTTTTGTCTATCTGTGGATGACATGGCTCTTCCTTCTATACTATATTTAGCTGAATGAGATAAGTACGTATATTATTATGTGTTTAAAAATCCGTTGTTTTGATCGAATGTTAATTTCATATTTTCTGAAATATTATAAGGAAGATAGGTAAGATTTACTTCTATCTGCAGGCCACTCTCGTACTGATCAACTACAACGTTATTAACTTTTATTCTTGGATCATAATTTATAATAGTTGAAACATTCTCAATTATTGCGTTTTTCATATCGCCAGTAAACGGTTCAAAAAGTGCGTCCCAAATAATAGTTCCAAATTCCGGATCGCTTAATTTTTCACCCTGTCTTATATGAAAGTGATTTAAAATATCTTGTTTTATTAGAGCAAGGTCATATAAAACTTTAGAAGAATTGCCTTCGTTAACTGTGCTAATTCCTCTATATGTACGAGACCCCGGAATAGCTTGGCTCGTAGTTTTTTTACTAGGAACCCTAATTTGTTTGTAAAGTTGTTTTTCTAAATTGCTCATACTATATTTACCTTACTCTCCGTTTCTAACTACAGACTTCAACTGTTCAATTGCTGTTTCACAGCGAGTTATCTTACGCTCTAATACAGTAATAGATGTTCGCTGTTTTCTCGACTGCTCTTCTAAACTCTGTACATAGCGTTGTGTAGGTATCTGCTGCTCTAAGCCATTCTCAGCAATCATAGTAAAGTGATCGCCGCCTTGTGCCTTTAAGCCTCCACTAACACGATTAGGATTCTTATCCTTAGATGAGCTCTCTACTGCCGGCTTGTTGCGGCTGTACATTTTTGCTAGGTAATTCATTGTTATTGTCCTTTTCTAAAAGTATCTGCAACCGGAGTGTATGCAGCAGTGAAATTATTGCCTGTAGCATCAGCAGTGTTACCCGAAGTAGGATCAGCTGCTGTTTTTGCTGAAGTAAAATCTCCAGGACTTAAATTTTCGTGTCCCATCCAAGGCTCATGTTGCGGAGTTCGCATAGGAGTATAAGCAGGTGTTGCTGCAGGTCCGTTCATATGAATTCCATCTGGGGCAGTTTCTGTATGAGTTTTTGCAGAAATATGGGTGCCTTCGCCGGCAGTAATTAACCCGTCTTTTCCTGCTTTCAAACTTATGTTTCTTCCAGCAGTCATTATAATGTCTCTATCAGCAGTAATGTTTAAATCATTTTTTGTATGTACGCTAACACTATCGTTTGCAAAAATATCTATTTTTCCTGCTGAGGTCATTTCAATCCAAGTTGATCCTTTAGCATTACCTATATAAATTAAATCTTCTGTATTATGCATAAGAATTTGATGACCGGTTCTAGTGCGCCATCTTGTTAATTCATTATGAGGCAATGTAGCATCACCAGCTTCGTTTTTTTCTACACTACCGTATTCCGGTGGTCCTTCACCTGGTGGTGTTTTTCTTAGAAGCATAGGATCGCCGTCGTCCATTACAAAAGTAGTTCCGCCTAATCTACTAAAAGGAACTTGAGTCCTGCCAAAATTTTCACCGTAAGATGCTGTAGGCTTTCCTTGTCTCCTATCTGCAGGTCCCGGAGTACTCCAACCAAATACCATACTAGGAACTTCACGCCTTGCACTAGTTGTAGTTGTACCTCTTGTTGTGTCTCCATCTAATCCCTGTGTATCTAAAACATCACAGGTGTCCATATCACAAGGCTTAATATATTTTGTAGGATCTCTGCCTATTGCAGTTTCTAATTCTTTATTATATTCGCCAACTGGTTTTGCTTTTGTTTTATCTTCTGAATTATATGTAGTTGAAGCTCTGCCTGGCAGCATAAAATTCATATACTTGTCTTGCACACATCCTATCCAATATCCAAAACCGTAACTTTCTTCCATTGCAAGCACAACTACCTTAGTGCCTACATCGGGTGGAATTGCCCACATGCCGTAACTTTTTTGTGTAGAATCAAATCCAGGATTAGCCTTTACGCCCTCACGTGGAGTAACACCGTAAAACGGACTTACATAGTAACACGGCATTAGATAGCCGCTGCTTCCTTCAGGATTGCCTGATTCGTTAAGTTTTAAAATTTCTACTTCGATAGCACCCATATATTCACTGTCTAAGTGATTAACAATCTTACCTATATAAGGTCCTGATGTTTCCATCCAATCTGGGCGATTGGTTCTTGTAGTTTGGTTTCTACTACTCATTATAATTCCTTATATTTGATCGTTGCCGCCGTACGGATCGTTAGATGCCTGTTCGGTACCTGCGCCTTGGTTAGTTTTTGCATCTGCTGACTCTTCAACTTTTTCTTTCATTATTGCATTGTCTGTATTTGTAGATTCACTTAGTGTATCACGTCCGGTCTGGTTACGTCTTCTAATTAATTTTAATTGTTGATTAAATACTCCGCCCGTCATACTTGACATACAAAATATAACTTGGTATAGTCCACTAAACGCACCTACAGGTTTTGTTCCGCCTCCAGGAAAATCCATGCCGCCTTCTTGGTTATAATCTAACGGCGTTCTAAAATTTATAAGAATATCAACTTCAGAACTTTGATAATCCATTGTTCCATCTTCAGTCATGTTAATAATGTCAGTTTCTGCAGCATTATAATTACCCATGCCACTGTCTGTGATATAATAAGGGTCGCCCCAAATAGTCATGTCGGCCATAACTAAATCAACACTACTGTTTACTAAAGCATCATTGAAATCACGTGCAATAGATTCTTTAGTTCGTTCCATCATGCCGCCGTTACTTCGACCACCCGGCGCTATTATTTCTTTTGAAGTAGCATTACCACTAGAACTCATGTTGTCAGTATCGCCAGCTCGTTGAGTGTATTCAGTATGCCCAGGTGGTCCACCAGGGCTATTTTCTTTTTCAGTTTTTGTACCAGCTTTATTTGCGCCGCCAAAAGGCATAATACTAGTAAAAAATGCTTTATCAAATTCTAAATTAAATTCTATAATATCGTCATTTTGTCCAGTGTAAATGTAGTCGTATTGTTTACACGCTTGCTTTTCTAATTCCTTAATACCCGGGCTTGCCTTTGTTGGTGGCATGTATCTATTAATATGTGCTTTATATGGGATTACTCTAAACACAAACAATTTAGGAAACTGTCCTGTTATGTCCATCTGTTCATAATTTGTAATTTCATACACATCAGTTTCAATTTTAAACCACGGAATCATACCGTTACCATCAGGTACTGCTTCAGAAATTTTTCTACCATAATCACTAAGGATAATTATTTCTTCAATAATGTTTTGAATCTTTGTACCAGACTTAAATGTCAAGTCCCGTCCTTTATTACTAATAGAAATATTACCTCTTTTAAAAACACCTGTACTAATAGAAGTATCTCTATTAGGCGGGCCACCTGTTGATTTTGTTTCTTCAACAAACTTAGGTCGACCAAACGGCTGTTTGCCACCATCTAAATAAGACTCTATTAATTCCGCTTTTCCGATATCATTTATATTATCTGGATTTTCTGCATTTTCTCTAACAGCTTCTCCAATTCCAGATCGCTTAACAACTATACCAAGAAGTTTACTTAACTCTGTATCAAAGTCAGCAGGCACATTATTGTCATCATTACCTGAAATACTTTGATAAAGTTTTAATTTTTCTGCATCAGTAAATTCACGCTTTTCGCCTTCTCCCGAATTTAATTCAGGATTAGTTGTAGCTGTGCCTTCTTCAGTATCTTGACCTAATAATTGTTCTTTTGATGTAGCTCGTTCAGTAGGAAATGTTATAATATATTCGTCTACAGCTACTACTTGTTTTTTTTCTAATTTTTTCTGTTCATATTCGTTAAATGAAGACATTAAACTTTTTGCACCACTTTGTAAAAGTTCTGCTACAGTAGTACCTGTTATAGTAATGTCAGTTTTAGTTGTTTGCACTTGGTCTGATAACCCTTGCTCATGCCACGGTATGGCTCGTACACTATAAACACTACCTCCTTCTGTAACACTAAAGTCTATTTTAACCAACTTAATTGGGAAAATTCTGCGCAAATTTGGTTTAGATACATAATTTCCGTTGTCGTCCCATCCTTTAAAATCTAAAGTTATTACATATGGAGCTTCGAGATAATTTTTATATTCTGCTTGTACTGCGGCAACTTGTAATGTTTGTAAAAACATTCCCATTGAATACGGCTCAGTTACTTGGAAATCAATAGATACTGCATTTGTTTGTTTTGTTTTTGTGTTGTTACCTATAATAGCATTTGTTTCAAAATTATCTATATAGTATTCTATCTTTCCTTTTGTTTCAAACATAGTTGTTGCTTTGCCGGACAACCCGCCGCCCGAACGAGTAATCATAATAGCAGGATCACGCTTTCTATAAGTAGCATCAGGAAAGTTTACTTCGTATGTATTAAGCACACCTAGTCCAATTACATAATTGTAACTTGCAAAATCTCTAAGTTCATTTGGAAATGGAGGACCAGCCTTTGTTGTAACTCCTAGCATTTTTGCAAACTTTTGTAATTCAGCATTTTCGTACTGTAATTCTGTTCTATAATCCAATGGAATATTTAAAACTGGATCAATTGCTGCTGCTAGTTTTCCTGTGATTGCGCCGTCTATCGAGTCAGCAATAGCATTTACATTAATGTTACTTGATGTTGTAAATGCTTTAGCAACACTGTTTGCTTTAGATTCAGCAAAGTCTTGTACAGATTTACCTGCTTTTGTTGCTTGTGCAATTAAGTTCTGTGGGGAGTAATCAGCCATTTATATTCCTAATAGTCGTTTCAAATTCCCGCCTTTAGGAAGATATATTTCAACGCCTGCTTCAAAGTCAAAAACAGGGTCTTTCAATTCGTTAATATTACGTTGTGCAAAAACCCACCATAGTTTGTGATCACCATATAAGTCATAAGCAAGCAAATCAGGCCTATGAGTATATTGCACTTGTATTACATACGGAATATCATCTGCTTCAGCTGGAATAGGACGTATTCTTAAAATATCAAGATATTGACCATTTTTAGTTTTTGTGTCCTTCCAAGGACTGTTTGAAGTATACTTTGCCATTAAATAAATCCACCTTTGCCAACATACCCACCTTTAACAAATTGATCTAAGCTAAATTGTTCTACAGCTCGTCTACTGTAAATAGGTTGTACTGTTGCTTGTATATTACTTCTTGTCGGAACCCAAGCGCCGTTAGGTCCGTATCCTGGTACTTTAATATAGTCAACGTCTTGTCCTAATTCAATAGCAAAACTTTGAATTATTACAGGAACGTCTTTAAATACGTAATCTCCATAACCGTTGAGTCTAACTACAGGAGGCGGTGCACCTACATTACTAGTTTTTCCATACGCCATTTTTGTAATACTTCTTAGATAATGCACTGCGGCTAACCAATATTGACCTTCGTAATTGTTTTCAACATAAAAGTCACCAACAATACTAAATGCATCCACTCTTGAGTTTTGATAGGCAAAAAAGGGATAATTACTATGAACGGGTTGAATCGGCGTATAGTTAGCCGAGTGTGTAATATATATTTGCGGAGTATAAGGCCAAACTAAGCCATCTGTTTCTGCAAGAGGAGCAAGCATACTACCCCCAAAATTCTTAGGTAAAGACAATTTGACTCGCCAATCCGGATTAGCATCACCACTTGTTGCAGAAGTAAATTCAAACCCACTCGGTTCAGCGTCTGGCAATAATCCAAATGACCTTAGTGCTTTACCAAATCCCGTTGCTTGTACAAAGTCTTCTACACGCTGTTTTGCGCCAGATACTAACCCTGTAATATTTTCTGAACCAGCAAACTCAGCCACCGATGCTGAAGGATCAACACTGCTACGACTGTTAGATCTACGTTGTGCTCTACCCGCTGGCCCGCTTGTGCCACCTTGTGTAACAGCGTTACCATTACTATCCCTTACTGGATTACCATTACCGTCTACTACTGCCATAATTAACCTCTTTTATATAAAGTATTTAGTTGACTTTATTAACGTAGTAGTTTATAATATACATAACAACTGGAGAAAAAATGAAAAAAGTCAATTATTTAAATAACAAAGATATACTGTTAGAGATACATAGATCCAAAGCTACCTTTTGTAGTTATGTGGATCCTGAGTACAATCAATACGATGTGATTCTACTTGGTGTAGATAAGATTAACAGACTAACTATTGCGGAAGCAAAGCGTAACAAAGCTAAAAGACTAAGTCAAAAAGCATTTGAAGCGTCAAAATTAGCTGGTAAGAAAATAAAACAAGCAGAGTGTGAAGTAGACTATAAAAAGATTACCAAAGAAGAACTTATCTTTCGAGTTATGACTTACGACCACATTCCGGAAGAGCCCGGACGAAAAAAGAATCCAAAGACAGTAGCAGACACGAAGGTAAAATTAAACTTTCCACCATTTAACCATTACAAGTATAACGAACACGACGAACTTATACTAGTAGGTAAAAGTCATTGGGAAGGCGGCATGGATAATGGCAATTTTACATTGAAAGGTGGCAAGGCAACTAACAAACTTGCAAACATGTGGCTAAAACTATGTGAAAGATATGCTACAAGAGGCAATGTACGTGGATATACTTACAACGACGAAATGAAAGGTCAAGCTATATTACAATTAGCACAAATTGGCTTACAGTTTGACGAATCTAAGAGTGCTAATCCTTTTGCTTATTACACTGCGGCTGTAACAAATTCCTTTGTAAGAGTTATTAATATCGAAAAGCGTAATCAAAATATACGAGATGACATTTTAGAAATGAATCACTTAAATCCTAGCTACACTAGACAATCCCAAGGAGAATGGGAAAATCAAATGAAACGTGAAGCAAATAGAGTTAAAAAATAGTTGACTTCTGAGGCACAATCAAGTATAATAAAAGATAAGCTAACTAAGGATAACATACATTGTTTAAAAAAGCGGCAGTTTTTACCGATATCCACTTAGGATTAAAAGGTAATAGCAAAGTTCACAATCAGGACTGTGAAGACTTTATTGACTGGTATATCAAAGAAGCACAAGCTGCCGGTTGCGAGACTGGCATCTTCTGCGGAGACTGGCATCATAATAGAAATAGTTTAAACTTAACTACTATGGATGCTACTATTCGTAGTATGGAAAAGCTAGGAGCTGCCTTTGAGCAGTTCTTCTTCTTTGATGGTAATCACGATTTGTATTACAAAGACAAACGTGACGTTAACAGTACAGCATTTGCTAAACATATTCCGGGTATTACATTTATCGACGAAATTACTACAATTGAGGACGTTACTATTGTTCCTTGGTTAGTAGGCGACGAATGGAAGAAACTTAGAAAGTTAAAAAGCAAATATGTTTTTGGGCATTTTGAGTTACCTAGCTTCTATATGAACGCTATGGTACAAATGCCCGATCACGGCGAGTTACGTGCAGAAGACTTTAGTAATCAATCATATGTGTTTAGTGGACACTTCCACAAACGTCAGCAACAAGGTGTAGTACATTACTTAGGTAATGCATTTCCGCACAATTATGCTGATGCATGGGATGACGACCGTGGCATGATGATACTTGATAGAGAAAATGATAAAGAACCTGTGTATCTTAACTGGACAGACTGCCCTAAGTATAGAACTGTTGGGCTGAAGAAGTTATTAGAAGATACTGATAACATTATTAAACCCAATATGTATTTGCGTGTTACTATAGATGTTCCAATTTCTTTTGAAGAAGCAACGTTTATTAAAGAAACATTCGTTACACAATATAAGTGTAGAGAGATAGCACTTATTCCTCAAAAACAAATGGAAGAAATATCAACAGATATCGACATACAACATTTTGAAAGTGTAGACCAGATTGTAAGTGGTGAAATATCTGCTATTGAATCTGAAAACTTTAACAAAAAGATGCTATTGGACATTTATAACGAACTATGATACGTATTAAAGATTTAACCGTAAAGAACTTCATGAGTGTTGGTAATCAGACTCAAGCAGTTGATTTTAATAAAGAACAACTGACCCTTGTGCTAGGTGAAAACTTAGACCAAGGCGGTGACGATAGTGGAAGCCGAAATGGTACAGGTAAAACTACTATCATTAATGCACTAAGCTATGCATTGTACGGTGTTGCTCTTACAAACATTAAAAGAAACAACTTAATTAACAAAACTAATTCAAAAGGTATGCTAGTTACGCTACACTTTGAAAAAGACGGACAGGATTATAGGATTGAACGAGGACGTTCGCCTAATGTGCTTAAATTCTTTGTTAATAATCAAGAGCAACAAATGACCGACGAGTCGCAAGGTGACAGTCGCAAAACACAAGAAGAAATTAATACATTGTTAGGCATGTCACACGATATGTTTAAACATATTGTTGCGCTGAATACATACACAGAACCGTTTTTAAGTATGCGCACTAATGATCAACGAGCTATTATTGAACAGTTGTTAGGTATTACAATATTGTCTGAAAAAGCCGAAGGCTTAAAAGAACAGATGAAATTGAGCAAGGATGCAATTACTCAAGAAACACTTAAAATCGAAGCAATACAAAGTGCCAATGGTAAAATTGAAAGTACAATTGAGAGTTTAAGAAAAACACAACGAGCCTGGATATCAAAAAAACAACAAGACGTTACAAAGCTATCTAAAGCAATCGACGAGTTAGAACACTTAGACATCGATGTTGAACTAAATTCTCATGAAAGATTGCAGAACTGGACAGCGCATAATAATGCTATTTTGGCTCTTAAAAAAGAATTAAGCACATTAGAACCAGCACTACAACGTGCAGACAGGTCTGTTGAAAAGGCACAAAAAGATATCGCAGATTTAGATGATGCTACTTGTTATACGTGTGGTCAAGAACTACATGCAGACAAAAAAGCAGAAATAGCAGATCGTAAAACTAAAGAACTTGCTGATGCTATTGCATACCAGTCTGAGATTACTACTAAGGTAACTGACGTTGTAAAGGGCCTTAAAGACATAGGCGACATTAACGGCAAGCCTACTACGTTCTATGAAACTGCTAAAGAAGCATTTGATCATCGGCAAAATGTTGACAGTTTAAAACAAGCTCTAAGTACAAAAGAAACTGAAAATGATCCGTACGAAACACAGATCAACGAACTTAACAACTCAGCTATGCAAGACATTAACTGGTCTACAGTTAATGAAATTACAGATTATAAAGAGCATCAAGAATTCTTACATAAACTATTAACTAATAAAGATAGCTTTATACGTAAAAAAATTATTGAACAAAACTTGGCGTACTTAAATAATCGTCTTACATACTATATTGTAAAACTAGGTTTGCCACATCAAGTAGTATTTCAAAACGACTTAAATGTTGAAATTACTCAATTGGGTCAAGACTTAGACTTTGACAACTTATCACGTGGTGAACGCAATAGACTTATACTTGGTATGAGCTTTGCATTCCGTGATGTTTGGGAAAGTTTGTATCAGAACATTAACTTATTGTTTATCGACGAGTTAATTGACAGTGGCATGGATACTGCCGGAGTTGAAAGTTCTCTAAGTGTTCTTAAGAAGATGGGCAGAGAACGAGAAAAAAATGTATATCTTATATCACATAAAGATGAACTTATCGGACGAGTTAATCATGTGATGCGAGTAGTAAAGGAAAATGGGTTCACAAGCTACGCAAACGATATTGAAATAATAGAATAGGAATTTTATGATTGATTTTATAATATTTGGAATAGTCGACAATGCAATAATGATCTTAGGAGCCATGACAGGGTTATCTATTGAAAAGTATTTGCCTAAGGCATTTCAAAAGGGAATTGGAACAGTAATTGGTGCAGGTATCGGCAATGCTGTGAGTGATTTTATGGGTGGTGCAACTACAGCAAGTTGGGAATTAGCATTTGGTACAGCATTTGGTTGTATTATAGG